TACAAATTGTTTTTTATCAATTTGATTAAAATTAAAATTTAATGATTGGTTATTTTCAAAAATAGAGAATCTATTATTTTCAGATAAAAGTTTAAATCCATCTTTAAGTAATTTGTTTTTTAGTTCTTGTGTAAAACAGTGAATGAAATTCATATACTCACCTACTTTTTATCTAATAATTATGATGCTTTTGCTAGGATGTTTAATTCTTTTGTTAGAATTGCTTCTATGTTGTCAAAATCTTTATAGGGGATACGGAGGATTTTTATATTGTGTTCTTTACAATAATCATCTTTTAATTTGTCATGTATTTGCACTTTCTTTAATCTTTCTTCAGCATGTTTTACTGGTTCATTTTTATAATTTTTGATTGGTTTATAATGAAATTCTCCATCATATTCTATAATAAAATTATATTTAGGAATGTAAAAATCATAAGGTAATAATCCACCACCAAGACCTATTAAGTTATCAAATTTCATTTGGGGTATGTAATATATATGACTATTATTTTCTGTTTTAGATAATTTTTCATAATCCTCTTGATTTATTAAAATAAAACCTTTGGATATAAAAATCCTTTTACATTCTTTTTCTCCTTTGGACTTTTTACATTCTGGACAACCACTTTTTATTATTCCAGTCCTTGCATTAATTCTTGTGGGCCACTCATGACCACAATCCTTACATTTCCACCATACTTTTTTGCCCGAATATGGTAGATAATCTTCTGGTGAATCTATATTCTTTTTATAATTCCATTCTTCGCAAATTATTGGGTAAAGTATTAATAAATTATATTCTTTACTTGGTAATTGGTGTGAACAATATGAACAACATGGTTTATTGTTCCTAGTACGTATTTTATCCTGCCATTCATGTCCGTTTTCACACTTCCACCAAGCATCTTTGCTACTTCCACACGTAACATCAAAAGGCGTTAAATCACCATTCTTTGTCGGATGCCACTCTGACGCTAATTTAGGATTAAGGGTTGCAAGACAATTTGAAATTCCTACTTGTCTTCCTACACAAAATCCACACCCTTTTCCTGAATGAATATTGCTCCAATTCATTTCAAATATTTCTCCGCAACTTTCTTTTAAACATTGCCATTTAAGATATTTATGATTATTCTCATATTTTTGATTATCTAATATATTAAATAATTTATTATTTATCTCACACCATAATTTAATATTTTGTATTGTGTAAGGATTTGACTCATGAAATTTTTTAGGATTATGAAAAGATATAAATATATAAATGTCTATATAATATTTATATCCTTCAATATCTATCAAAGTTAACTTATTCTTTTCACGATTTATTAATTCAAAACCATTTTCATTAACAATACGTTTTATTTCATCTAATGGATATTTTATTTTTCCCATATTTTATCACTCTCCAAATCAATTTATTTAAATTAAAAAGGACTAGTATTTACACTAATCCTTGTTTTCTTTGTGTAAGATATTCTAATAACCTTTCAGTTCTAAGAAATACCCAACAATATCTATTTGTGTTTTCGTTCAAAGTTCTTACTATATATCTTTCTCCAATTTCTAATAATTCCTTTTTAAGTCTATTACTATAGCAATAAAAAGGTTTCAAATTAAAACACTTCCTTAAATTAAATTTTATCTAATATTATTTTCCTTATCGCGAGTAGTCACTCCACCGTCACTTAAATCACCATCTGCTTTAGTTGGGCGACCACCAGTATCATCTTGATTACCAGAATTTTGGTTCATGTTAATAGGAGTTATCCACGATTCTTTTGATTTTGTTAAATTTTCATACTCAAGACTAGTTAAATAATCATTGCTGTTGTGTCCTGCCTTACTTGAAAGTATAGAAAATGACCCACCTATTGTAGTTAATTTATATTCCTGCTCAATCTGCTCTGTTTGATTATACCAAGTGATTTTCCATATATTCAGTTTAAATGTGTATTTTTTCCTTAAGTTTACATTACTAATCCTATAATTAAACCAACTTTGAATTTTATCAAGTATATTGAATACATTAGACTGTATGTAAACTAAATTCTGAGTGACACCTACTGAACTATTAGTAGAACTACCACCTAACAATAGAGGATTAGCTCCTGCTTGCATGTATGCCATTGATTTAGCAAATTCAGCTAAATTTGTTTTTTCACTTTGTTCACTTTTAAATGGAATCTGTTCTAACTTATAAGGCGATCCCGTCACGCACACGGATGAAGGTACTCCTTGAGCAATTATATTAACCCATTCGGCCACCCGATCTGGTTCAATTAATGGAATCCCCGTCTCTGGATCATGCGGGAACTCAACATTGATGAGCTTTAAAGCCGAATCCCTAGAACTCTCAATTTCCTCATCAATCAAATCATTTAACAAAAACAACTCAGTAAACAATTGACTATACAGAGGCAAGAAAAATGTGTCATTATCTCCACCTAATTTAATACAGCATACTTTTTCACTAGGTAATGGTTGCCATTCAGGATATCTTAACTTATCTGGATTCTTTTTATATCTATCATATAACACCTTAAATTCAGCAGGATATACTCCCCATGCAAATTCTGACAATTCATTGTCTCTTGATAAATCATCAAAATATTTAAAGTTAAACTCAACCTTATATTGTCCTCCAAGAATTGAATATAATCTAATATACTTTATTGGTAAATCCCATAGATAAGGAAAATTCCCATCATTTTTCTCAAATCCACAGTACGCTCCATATCTAACTATACTTTCAATAATTCTTCTTCCAGTTTTCTTTATATCGATATTTTCAATATAATCTCTAACTGTATCAAATTCATTTTCAAAATTGTTTAATATTTTGTCAAATGCTTCTTGATCTATTGGATTATCTAGCTCATCTAATTTAGTTTTTGCTTTTAATTCTAAATTTAATTTTCTCATTGTTGATTTTGTTGGTTGAAGATAATTATCCAATGTTGCCATATTTGAGGTTAGATTTACTAGAGTTTTATAGATTCCTTCAGGAGCATATAATAAATCTGATAAATCTAAAATTTCTGTTTGATATTTAATTGGATTATTTAACCATAATTTTATTTTATCTATTGTAATGTTTTTGTTGTTTTTGGTATTTCTTTTATTAGAGAAAAATGAAGCAATACGAGAGAGTGAAAAGTTTTTAGATTTTGATGGTTCCCATGATTCTTTTAATGCGAAAAGGGAGGGGGAGAGGGGTTTGTTTTGATTGTTGTTGTCTGGCAAGGAATGACCTCCTTTCTTTATGTTTTATTTATTATTATGATATTTATTTTTTGGTTATCGCCTTGCTCTGCTTGATTTATTTGCTATTGCAAAGTATGATGAGGGGGAGATGTTTGTTGGACGTTTTTTATTAGTGATATTCTTTCTTCTAAGTTCAAATAAATAATGAGAAAGCATAATAATAGTATAAAAACGGTCATCATTCATTATTCGTTCTTTATCTTTTGGTAATTTATATGATTTATTTGTTTTTTCTGGATTTTCAAATTTATAAATTGAAGTTATTTCTGTTTTTAAAATATCCATATTAATTAAGGAAACTTCTTCTTCTAATGAAAGGTGTTTTTTAATTAATTTTATTTCATCCCCTTTTACTTCTTGTAATGTTACATAACCTTTCCCGTCATATTCTTTAGGAAATTTTATTAAATCTAATTGCATTAATTCAATAAATTCATCTACCATCTGAGTCCTATATTTATTAGGAGATATTAAGTTTAATATATCACTAGTATTTGGATATCTTTTATCATAACCCTCGTAACCCTCATATTTTATATCTAAAAATCCTTTATGAGTTATCCCTTTACTATCTTTCCAATCTTCTATTAAATTGTCTGAATATGCGCTAATTCCACCTCCACCTGCCCCGCTGTCCACATTGATGGTTTCTATATTTTCGTAATCTGGGAAATTACCATTATAAGCCAAAATATTATCTTTTAAAGCCTTAATCTGATCTGGAGATGCCATTTTATAACCTTTTTTGCTTGCTATATCAATTAGATTAGTACAATTTACAATTTCACCATAATACCCAATATTTTCATCATATATAATTTTCATTACAGTAACTATTGAATTATCTCCTTTACTTCTCGCAGGGTCAAAAGCAATAGCATATTTTCCACCTTCTATATAATGTAATTCAGGCAGTATAAATGTTTCATTGCGTCTAATTTGCCCCCATTTTACAATCTGATTTTCTCCACCATCTTTTGTAAACTTGTTATAATATTCACGCATTCCCTTCTCACGATTAGCTCTCATAGCACTATCAATTTTTGCTTGTGTTAAAAGAGGAGGATATAATTCTCCATCCATTGTTGGATTTAATGGGATATCGCATGGAATATCACAACAAAAGAAATCAGAATTTCCAGCAAACATTTGTTTAGCAAAATTTTTATAATGTCTATAGAATGTAGTGTCAACATCACTTGCTGAAGAAGCATAAATCAATTGAGTAGGGCATTTCTTCTTTTGAGCTTTAATATTAAAATCTTTTTTAATAGATGTTTTAAAGTTTGATTCCTGTGCTGCAAATGCTTCCATTACACTAATTGCGTTTTCAGACATGAATCCACTTTCATCAAAAAATACGAGTGTTGCACGTTTCAAATGTTATCGTGGAGGTTTTTTATCCTCTACTTCTTATGATTGTACTTATCATAAGTTCGGCGTACCTTTTCACCTTCAGCATTATCTGTTAAGGGGTGAGAACTCTTGGGACTCTTATATTTTAAGAGTGGTATTAAATACCAAGATTATATTCTGTAATTTATTTTATATTATTACAGTTTCACTTCCTACGCTCTGCGTGTGACTAGACTGTTACATCTATTGGATATGTTCCCATATCCTAGTTCCTAAGAACGCCTTCCACTCGGGTTGGCATTTCAGCTTTCCCCGTTTCTTTCTCACTTTTTACTAATCGTTTCTGATTAGAGAAGCAAACGCCGTGCAAACGTTTAATCTACTTCTATTATTGTCTGGATCTCCATTTAGTGAATATATTTCACTACCATTATAAAAACCAACATTAAATCCTGATTGTGCATGACTGAAACCAGTTTGACATGCAGGAGATTTAGAAGTCTCTTGTTTTACAATATCCTGCAATGAGTCAATAGAACTTGCAGTTTTGCCTAATCCTAAAACAATTTCCTCTATTTTTGTGAAAAGTTCCTTACTTTGATCTCCAACTGGTGCTGCTATATATATAGATTGATTCTCATACAACACTGCTTTTAAAATTATTATTATTGCACCAAGAAATGATTTTCCTGCCGATCTAGAACATGCCCATAGCACCATAGGTTTATTCCATGACTCCTGTAATATATATTTTTGCATGTCGAGAAGCTTAATTCCTAAGAGGACTTCACAGGCAATAATTGGATTTCTTCTTAAAAATTTTATAGTTTTTGAATTTGCTTTATATAATTCTATCTTTCTTGTGCTTAATATACCTTGATTTCTTTTAACCATTAGATATATCACCAACTTGTTCAACGATCTTATTACCAAGTCGAACATGTAATTGTCTATTTTCCTCTTCTAAGTCGATGACCTTTGATTGCAAATCACCTAAAAGTTGTCTTTGGGTAAGAAGTATATCATTTTTATCATTTTCATCTAACTGCAATTGTTCTAAAATACTTCTATTTGATATATCTGCAACTAATTTCATACCATATGCCTTATTTTGATCATAGTAATCTTGTTCGGCATCTTCAAAATTTAATTCTCTATATTCTTTCATTAAAGATGTTAATGTTGATTTTCCAGCAGATTTATCTCCTCTGTTTTTTACAGAAATAGAGTTTTCTTTAGCAATTTTATCTGTACTTCCAACTATTTGACTTTTAGTTGAGGATAAAGATTTAATTTCTCCTTGATTTGATATTAATGTTTTTGTATCGTTACTTAATGTAGCAATTACTAAATCTATTTTTCTTACTTGATTATTATTATTAACTAATTGTAAAACCTGAGAAAGTTTAAAAGAATCACTTAATAAGTCTTCATCTAGATAAGTAATTAACTCATTGTATAAAAACTTCTGATCGAAATTAGAATATCCAGCAAATGGATCATATCCAATAAGTCTAATTACATCATCTTTAACTTGTAAATCTTTCTCAGTAAGTTGAATATTATAATCTAAATCTTTTACCTCTAATTCTAAAGCATTGGTTATAAGGTCTTTTCCAGTTTCTTTATCAAATAAAAATTTAGGATCAAAACCAGCTAAAGTATTATTAAAATTGCCTAATGAATTTAATTTTGTCATATAAATTTTTAATGGATGTGCTGTTGGTTTATTCGTACATTGTTTCATTGCACCATCAAAATCACCTTCATTAAATGGAATATCAAATTTCATACAAGTTATAAGAATTGATTTTTTAATGTCTTTTAAAATACCGTAATATGTTGAATAGGTGTTGATAATACATTCCTT